AGTTGGGTTAGTTCCCTAGCTTGAACTGGAAATGATGGTCTAAACAATACTCGATGAAATTTCTTATTTTCATCAAAGTCGTCATAGTATGGTGCCGACGCTAGAGTTGTATTTGCAATATCAGCTGACATTAATTCGCTCCGTTAGAATTTTATTACTAGTTTAACTTGTTCTTTATTTGAAGTAGAACGAGAAACTTCTTGAATATTTTGAATGTATAAGACATCACCAGAATAGATAGCTAGGTTTGCAACAGTATTTCCGCTAGACGAAGTTCTTTGCGCTCCATTAGCACCCTGTAGAACTTCACCAGACTGAAACGCGCCACTAATTCCAGTCAATAACATAACTGATGAGTTGGCAAATGCGTATCTACCAGAAGCAGAAGAAACACTTCCTGTTACCACTTCGCCATTCGCATAAGATCCTGTTCCAGAACCTGTTATATTTATAGTGCATATTTGATTAAATGTATTTGTAGTGTATAAAGATCCATTAGCATACGTTGGACTCTTTAACAAACCAATAGTTCTATAGGTTACATTAGTGTTAAATAGTGTTTCGCCATAGTCATCAAATAAACAATGCACGCCAAGCGCATCCACGTATAGCTCGTCATGAACGTTGCTACCATGTCCGTCATCTGGTGAGATAATGGCACGCACCACAGCGCCAGATCCTAGACCAGTTCCAGCAGTGACTGTTACAGTCGCGTCTTTATATCCAGTACCATATGAAGTCATGTTAATTTTGTCAATAGAACCAGAAACCGAGTCCATATCTGCGTACGCAAGAGCACCCGAACCAGTTCTAGAAGAAATAGTCAATCTTGGACCAACAGAATATGTACAGGTGTTTGACAAAAAGCCAGAAGGAAATGCGCTAGAAACTGTAATTCCAAACGTCGAGTTCGAAGCAGAAATAGCTCTAGTGAACGTATTACCGCTTGGATTGATAACAGTAATGGCGCTGCTTGCATAATAATTTGTGGTTGTGTTAGCAGTATTTTCTATCAATAATTGCGTGGTACTGCCAACTGTAGTAATAGTACCAGTATGATTTGGATATTTTGCACCAGCAGAAACTGGCTCTAAATGAAATATAGCTCCATTGATGGCAGCATTTGCTACTACCGCATTTTCAGTCACTGGAATATAATCGTTAGTAACATAACGCGAATAGTCTGCCTGCGAAATTGTGTATAGATATAGCCACTTGTAACCATCTGCTGTTTCGAATGGTGTTCCGATATAAGTCGCGCTCTTTGTAGGTTTTACAGTAGAGTTCGCGCCACCAGCATTAGAGATGCATTTGAACACTTGTCGGGTGTCAGTAACAACAAAGAAATTCTCATCTTTTAATTCGACAGTATCGTCATATTGCGTATACGCAGTTCCGCTAGTCCACACGTATTTTTTAGTCATTTTCTTAAATGTAGGCTTTTTACCAAACATCATTTCATTCCATACATTATAAAATGAGCTTGTTTCTGATTCTACTTCAGCAGCAACGTCACTAGTTGGATATTCGCTTTGCTTAGCAACAAACACATAATAACTGCTTTCGTCTTGGAACGAGACATTAATAGTTAATCCAACACCATTACCAGTCGTGTTTGTTGTTGATATGTTGTTAGCAGGAACATTAGTATTATAAACACCTGCGTTCGTTAAAGAAACAGCAGTAACATTTCCTTGTGAATTAGCCGTAACAGTAAATGTAGTTCCGCCAAAAATACTAACTTGATTAGTGTTAGTATATCCACTTCCAGCATTGGCGATGGTTAGCGCAGAAACTTTTTTATTGTCGATAGAATTAATAAATTCGTCGATCGCATTTCTTTTGAATTTAGATAATAGCTTACTCATTTACTTACCTTATGGGGTTGTGTTTAGCACCGTTTCAATAACGGTATCAAAAATTGTATCTACGTCCACAGTTGTTACATAAGCAGTGGCTGACGAAGTATTTATAGCGGTTGTTGTAGATCTTATGGTTTCATAAGCTGTTGAAATCGCTGTTATGTACTGCGTAGCATTTAACACAGTTCCTGTTTGGTTAAACACGGTATCTGTATAGAACTTAGTATTAATAGTTGTATCTTGAGTTACTGTCGTATTCGTATCTGTAGATAATTTTGTTTCTAGAGAAGTGTCATATTCAGTTAAAACTGTCGTAGAGGTCTGTTTAATAACAGTTGAAGTTACAAGATTAGTCTCAAGAGCAGAATTTGTGTATGTCGCTGTTCTATATGTTGTATCTTTTTCATACTCGGTTGTTGTATTTGTAGAACTCGAAGTACCTATTTCTGTTAATATAGAAGTAGAATACTTTGTTGCTAAGGTTGTAGCCTTAAATGTATCTGTTGCTATCTTGGTATCTTTGTCAGTCGCATAAGAAGTTGCAACTGTAGTTAATGCTTCGCCAGTAAGAAAATATGTTAAAATTTCAGTTGGACGTGAAGTCGCAAACTTAGTAATGATGTCAGTGCTTTTATTTGTTAGTGTGGTAACATTTGTAGTAACATCAGTATCTAATGTAGTATCAAACGAAATCTCTTGAAATTTGGTATTATAGAAAGTTGTAAATTTGGTTTCTGCGCTGGTTTCATAAACAGTATTAATTGTAGTTAATACATTTGTCATAAACGTTGTAGCAGCGAACTTCTTTGTATCAATTGTAGTATCTTTTGACGTAGCATACGCAGTTGTGGTTGCAACTTTAGTAGCATATGCTGTTAAATACACAGTCGTTGTTTTAATTTCTGTTCCAGCAAAGAAAGACGTCGTCGTAGCAGTAGATGGCAACGTACCAGTTGTTATATTGGTTGTTTTAAGTGTATCTGTATTAAACTTCGTTGTCGTTGATTGTTTAGTATCATATGACGTGTTGAACGTTGTATTAAACGTAGTAAGCGTATTATACACAGTAGAAGTTGATAAAGATGTTTCTTTTGTACTACCACCACTGGTGTCGTATATTGTTGCAAATGTGGTTGCTATAAACGTGGTGGCTGTGTCTTTTGACGTAGCAACTTTTGTTGTTTCAGATACAGTGCTTACTTTACTACATCTCCAAATCCATTCGCCTTCAATTTCTTCATTAGAAAATTCGCAATCGCCACCGAGCGATGGATTTCTAATATCAAATCCAAACGAAGCAGCGTCCACTTCAGCAGCATTTTTATTTACAAATCCTGAGCCATATCCACTTGTAGTAATCTCAGTATCTGCAGTCTTATTTGTATCAAACGTCGTTGTTGTAATAAAATTGGTATTGCGCGAAGTTTGATATGTCGTAGGTGTAGCAAACAACAATGTTGAATATGTCGTAGAAGTCAAAAGAGCCGTATTGGTCAAATAATTAGTCGAAGCTGTGGTTGACTTATTAGTTTGAAAAGCTGTATCTGTTGATTTACTAGTCTGGGTACTCGCGACTGCTTCACCAACATAAGTGGTGTCTGTGAGTACTGTTGTACTAATATCAGTATCAAACGCAGTTGCTGTCGTAATTAATGTATTATACGTTGTAGTCGTAGTTGTAGATGTCGCTGTATTGTAAGTGGTATTCTTAGAAGTATCGCGCTTCGTTATAAAAGTAGTATCAAAAGCAGCAGTCGTTAAATACTCTGTAGCAAATGCAGTTACTTTCGCAGTTTCTGTAAATGCGCTAGTCGTAATACCAGTAGAGGTAGTCAAGAAAGTAGACGTAGAAGTTAGATATAAAGTTTCTATGTAATCAATTAATGCTTCTAAAGTAGTTCCTCTAGAAACAGCTATTTCTTGAACTAAAGTCCTGCCGAACTTTTCCATGCCCGCAGGATGCCACAAGTCGCGTAAAATACCAGAATATCTTTCAAAGGCAGTTAATGCTTGAACTTCGTATGAATATTCCTGATAGTAATAATTGTCATGAATGTATTTGTCAGAACTTAAGAATCCTCTTGTATTCTTGAAAAACCCATCAGCCACACCATGACCAGCAAAACTAATAGTTCCTGCTGCATCACGAGAAGAATCTACAGTGCTGACGAGTGTTACTGACGAACCATCAATATAACCAACTCCAGAATTGTATAGTTTAACAGCAGAAACTCCATCAGAATCAGTTAATCCTGTTACCACAACTTGTCCAGATATTCCGTCGCCGACGACATTTAATACTTCGCCCAAAGAAAATCCAGAGTCAGAACTAGTCATAGAAATTTGGTTTAAGGATCCTTTAATTCTAGGACTTTGTAACACGTCAATATCAAGAGCATCTATAATATCGTCATTAATAATTTCTTCAGAGGGCACGAATGTACCTTTTATATTAGAAATATAAAGTATCTCATACAGATTACCGCTGATAGAATATGTTTTGTAGTCGTCTACAAAAGCCGTCGCACCAGAAACTCGACCAGTGATTGTTTTTCCAATGTATTGTTTTGTGTTTAGATTATATTCTAATTCCAGATATTTCGGAACAAACCACTGACCATCTGACGCGCGAAGAATATCGCCGCCAGGAATATACACATTGATGTCTTCATTAAATAGAATTCTAAAAAGAAGTTCTAAACCACGAGCAGTACCCTTCGAAGAATACACTTCTTTGATATGTTTTTGCAATAATCGTTTATCTGCAGCGATATCTTTTGGAATACCGTGCATATATTTTTTTCTGAATTCATCTACGAATCTGTCTAGAGTAGTATCAATATCACGATATTCTGGAAGTCGACGAGAATCATAAGCAACATTATTAGTTTGTTCTAACCATTCAAAGTATGTTTTTACAAATGTAACGAACGTCGCTCCTTCGTCACGATAGATAGAAGGAAATTGTTGTTCGATTAATGGAGAAATTAATTTCTCAATATCTTTCATTAGATTCTAATTCCAGTCATAGTAACAGTAATATCTTCTGGATCGATGAGAAGGATTTTATTAGTTAAAGTATCTATATCTGCGTTTTCTGTTCTTGCATAAATCTTAATCGCATCAGTAGTATACGAATCAACAATTAAGTTGTTAATAGAAATCAATCCTGTATTATAATCAACAGTACCAACATTATTATTCAATACAGTTGTTATATTATTTACTAGAGCATAAACATACAAAGTTCCTGTTCCATTATCTTGAATGTAAGCGGTATACCCGTCATACACAAATGGCGTGGACTCAACAATGGCTTCGTGTCCTACTGGAAGAACATATCTAACATTTTCATTATACAATTCATTCTCAAAACTCCATCTTTCTGAATAACTTACGCCAGGACTTGGTGTGATTCTTTTGCTAATTCTAACTTGTGTGTCATTAGAAATAATCGAAACATCAGCAGCATCGATAGCAGAAGAAAGTTTAGAAAATCTTAGATCTGAACCAAAATCAGAAAGATAACTGGTATTAAACGAAGTAATTGCAGTAACAACATTCGATGCTAACTGAGAAGAAGTTTTCGTGGTTTGATTTATGTTGTACTTAACACGAGAAGAAATATCAAGATACAGATACTCTGGATTTACAATTAATGGTTCTACTGATAGCGATGTTTTATCAGATAGAAAATCAACTATCTCATTCTTTAGAGAATCTGATAATACCTCTGATCCTACTGGTTTGGCAGAAATAACAATCTTACCATAGCGTTTTGGCGTGGCTTCTTCCCCGCCATACGCGACTACAGTTTCAATCGAAGGAAAATTGGCTTTGATCAATGACACTGTATCTTCCGAAGTAATAGCGCGATTTTGATTAGTAAATCCACGAATCGCATTATAACGAATAGAATTATTATCTTCAGCGTATGCTCCACCATAAGAAGAACCAGAATACACTAACGAAAATGTACTAGCTGGGAAAATATCTACAGATTCTACCGTAGAAAATGTCGAGGTGTAATTAGCATCTACGCCATTAGTTTCCAAATAGCTTACAAGTAATATGTTTCCTGGTGTTAGTTGTTTACCGACTACACCATTACCAAATGTAATCGAATACTGAAAATCTCTATAACCTTGTATAAAGAACACTTCGCTGTTTGCATTTAGATTAAATAATTCTTCGCTTCTACTCCATGGTGTAAATACTGCTTCTGTTGACGATTTTTGAACTGTTACAGAAACTGTGCTAATATCAACATTACTAGAATTGATTACAAACTGCGCGTTGGCAGAAGATACTAAGAATGCTTCTGTCTTCAAAGAACCTTCGTAAAAGAAAACATTAGACACGCTGTAACTGTTAGAGGATTCTAACACTACAGGTTCTTTAGTATAAAAGTTATAAACTAAGCCATTGTTCGCAGTACCAGAAATTCTATAATTATTCGGAAGTGTTATTGTATCTGGCGACACGCTATTATTTACGGAAGCAACAACATCAACTTCTATCCTAGAAGCAGATCTTGAACGTGGGGTATAATTTAACTCTTTCGCATG